GGGGGTAACATGGGGGGTAACATGGGGGGTAACATGGGGGGTAACATGGGGGGTAACATGGGGGACTATAGTATAAACTATACAGTAAAAGAGAACCTAAATTCCCCCGATGAAGAAGACGACGATGAGCAGGAGGAGCTTCGCGCGCGCGCGTACGCGAGGGCGGAAGCCGCCTGGAAAATCCATTTCGGCAGGAAAGCGCCGCCCGCCCTGCTGCGGGATCTGAGCTGGCGGGCCATCATCCTCGGGATGGACGAGGACGTGCTGGCCCTGGCCATCGAAATGGCAGCCAGGAACGGCGCGGCCAGCCCGCCCGGATACATCACCCGCCTGCTGACAGACTGGAACGAACAGCATATCCATACCGCGGCCGACGTGGAACGGTACGGATTTATCCGCGACGCCATCAACGGGAAAGGTCCGGCCATGACGGGCGTGGAGGACGGGTACAGGATGCTGGACGAGTTCCGGAAAGAGAGGGAGAACCGCGTGATCGGGATGCCGAACGGAACAGACTGAGAAGGAGAGCCAACGCCATGGAGAAACAGAAACCATACCGGATCCACATTGTATCATACCCGGAAACATATCATGACCCGCGGCGGTATTCCCTGCCGCAAGCGGACCGGGAGCGGATGAAGCGGAGCGAGATGAACGCGCTGATCTATTTTGAGTGTGCCATGGCGGCCGCCGGGTACTGCTGGAAAGATCTGGCGGACCGGCTGGACTGCATCCCGGCGGGGAAGCGCCGGTTCAAAATGGCCATGGGCGCGTTCAAGGCCGTTATAGACGATATTCACGGCACAATTCCGGAACAGAGCGAGAAGCGCATGTCCGGAATCCGGAATGATTTTAAGATCGCGCTAATCCCGCAGGCCCAGAACGAGCCGAAAAAGCTGGTGCTGGACCGGGAGGACGCGTACGCGCTGATGGAAGCGGCGCTAAAGCAATGCGCGAACTGCTTCAAAAGCGACGAGGAAGCCCGGCAGGAGTGCGGGCTGTACAAGATTCTGGAAACCTATATGCCGCTGGAAGACTACGGGAACGGCATATACTGCCAGTACGGCAAGAGCGAAATGGCTTAAAGGAGGGGAACAGGGTGAGCGGAGAGGCGGTGGTCCGGAACCGGGATATTCCCGTGCTGTCCGAAGTGCTGAGCGTGATGCAGCTGGTCAACGCCACGGAGCAGAAGCTGGAATGGCAGCATGACCGGATCGGCAGCCTGAGCCGACACCTGAACGGGATGCCGGGCGGCAGCGCCCTGCCAACTGGGCTGGACGAGGCTTTTTCCCGCCTGTATGAAGCGGGCGAGGCCCACGAGAAGGAGCTGCGGCAGTATTTCAGCGAAATGCGGGAAGCGGAGAAGATCCTGAACGGGATCGAGAGCCGGAACATGCGGGCGTTCGTGGTGATGAAATACGTGATGGACGCGCCGGACGCGGAGATCCGCCGGGAGCTGGGCATGACGGAATGGGGATTCAACCGGGCAAAAAAGGCCGTAGAGGACGCGGAAAGCATGAGCCAGGTGGTCTGGCGGGAGCGGTATATCCTGGCTCCGGAAACCGGGAAAATCTGAAAAAATTCTGCCGGGCCTGTGGATAAGCATCCCAAAGCCTTGCGGGAAGCCAGCCGGAGCGATTCCAAAAACCCGTCAAAAACGGGCGAAAAGCCGCCAAAAGTGGAAAACGCGAAGCCGGTTTTTCCAAAAACCACTTGAAACACGAAGGTCAAAGTGCTAATATGCTACCCGACAGAAAAGGGATGAAGCGGTCCGCGAAAGCAGGCCGCTTTTCCACACCCTGCGCAGGGCTTTCAGCCTTTCTCCCACGCGCAGGGTTTTTCATACCCGCGGGAAGGAGGAGCGTCCGTGCCGGGATTCAACAGCAACTATGGCGGAGCCAGCATCTACATCGACGCCAGCCAGGTCATGGAAACCGTGGAGAAGATGAAACGCGTCATGAGCGAACCTCAATTCCACGAAATGATGCGGCGGACGTTCAACGATACGGGCCGACAGGTGAAGACGATCCTGCGGCGGGAAGTGCCGAAGGATTACCAGGTGACCGCTTCCTGGGTCGGAAGCCAGGTCGGATGGCCGAAAACGCAGGGGCTGAGCTGCGTGGTTCCCATCAGCGGCGTGCGCGGAAGCATCGGCGGACGGTTCCCGATTCCCGGGCAGCGCGGCAGGCCGAAGAAGGGGAGACGCTATAAGATCAATACCAAGATTCTGAAAGCGGGCGCAAGCACCCTGCCGGACAGAATGGAGCATCAGGGCGGGCAGCCGCCGTTCATGATGGGCAAAGTCGCGATGACGCGCAAATACGCGCATAAGAGCCATCCCATCGTGCGGGTGGTGGGCCTGGGCGTTCCCCAGATGCCCATTAACAGGAGCGAAGAGGATGTCCGGAATGAAATCATCAAGGTGCTCGAAAACCGGCTGGAGCATCATTTCCTGCGACTGTTCGGGAGCTGAAGCGCCATGGACATGACCAAACAGGAGCTGGCGGAGCTGACCGGCCTGACCTACCGGCAGCTGTACAACATCGACAAAAAACTCCGGGAAGAGGACGAGGACAAGGCCCTCTTCGTGAAGGGCGAGGACGCGAAGAAATGCGACCTCGCCTTTTTTGTTCAGCGCTGGGTTGCGTACAACGTGGAAAAGAGCAGCGTGGACGCGGGCGATCTGGACGCGGTGAAAGCCGCGCACGAAAGCGTGAAGATGCGCAAGACCCAGCTGGAAGTGGACAGGATGGAGGGCACGCTGGTGGACGTGCAGGAAGTCCGCAAAATCTGGGGCGACATCGCCAACACCATCATGCAGGGCATGATCCACCTGCCCAGCACACTGGCCCCCATGGTGCGGGGCATGGACAACGTGGAAGTGATCGGCAGCGTGATTGACACGGAAATCCGCAAGGTGCTGGAAGGACTGGCAGAGACCCCGCTTCCGTCCTACCTGCTGCTGCAGGAGGAGGACGAAGACGAGACGGAGGAATGAGCCGTGGCAAAGAAAGGGCGACGGCTGATTGCCGAACTTTATCTTTTCACGCTGCTGATGCTCAAGCCACCGAGGCTGCTGAACGTGAGCGACTGGGCGGATCAGAACCGAATCCTGGTTTCCGAGAGCAGCAGCGAGCCTGGACGATGGCGGACGGACAGAGCGCCCTACCAGCGCGAGATCATGAACGCGTTTACCCAGCCGGGAGTCTGGAAAATCGTGATTATGGCCAGCGCCCAGACCGGCAAGACGGAGATTGAACTGAACTGCATGGGCAGGGCGATTGACGTTGACCCCGGCCCGATCCTGTTTGTGCAGCCCACGGTGGATTTCGCGGAGGACTTTTCCAAGCGGCGCGTGGCCCCGATGATCCGGGCCTGCGGGGCGCTGCAGCGGAAGGTGTACGAAGCCAAATCCAGGGACGCGGGCAACACCATCACCATGAAGACCTTCCCCGGAGGCAGCGTGGCCTTTACGGGCGCGAACAGCCCGACGGAGCTGGCAGGCCGACCGGTGCGATATGTGTTCATGGACGAAATAGACCGCTTTCCCGCATCGGCGGGCACGGAGGGCGATCCGCTGGAGCTGGCGGAGCGCCGTACTGAAACCTTCCGGCACAACCGGAAGGTGGTGGAAACCAGCACGCCGACCATCAAGGGGGCATCAAAGATTGAGAAGGAATACCTGAACGGCACGCAGGAAGAATTGCACACGGAATGCCCGCACTGCAAGAAGTTCTCCTTCATCCGGTTTGAGAACATCAAATTCGACAAGGAGGAGTACAAGGACGCGAACGGCGAGCGGAACTACCATGTGCGCAACGTGCGGTGGCAATGCCCTCACTGCCAGCAGGAGACGAAGGAATACGACACGAAGCGGTGCGCGGCAAAATGGGTGGCGATGAACGGCGAGGCCCTGGAGACGGGGGTTCGCTCCTTCCGGCTGAACGCGTTCATGAGTCCATGGTCTGACTGGACGGACATCTGCCGGAAATTCATGCGGGCGCACGACGACCCGGAGCTGCTGAAGGTATTCGTCAACACGATGCTGGGCGAAACCTGGGAGATGCGGGACCGGAGCGGCGCGCCGGAAATGCTGTACAACCGGCGGGAGATCTACAACGCGGAGGTGCCCACCGGGGCGCTGGTGCTGACCATGGGCATCGACACCCAGGACAACCGCCTGGAATACGAGGT